CATTCAACGGTAAAATCGCGAACTTCCGTCTCTACTCCAAGGTCCTGAACGCCGACCAGGTGAAGGAACTCTACGACTACCAAAAAGACTATTTCTTGGGGTCCAAGTCCCAAGTCACCCTGTACAAGGGACACTTGGGCGTGGGGGTCACCGAACCCTCGGGTCAATTGGAACTCGCGGGAGATGAGCGAATCCAAGAGTATCCTCCGGGTCCTATGGATGATTATGAGACCTTGATTCCGGGACATGGTGTGTTTTGTGCGAGTGCGAGTAGCCAATATAATTCCTCTTATGCCCCCTGGAAAGCATTTCGTAAATTTTGGGATACCGATGACCAATCGTGGGCATCGTTTAACGAGACAGTGACTAAGGAAACCGGTCTTCCGAGCTCAACGGCTGCTAATTTTCAAGGTATACTTGGTAACTGGATACAGCTTAAATTACCTTATAAAATAGATTTGCATTCGTTTAAATTTGAGTCGCGTGACAATGTAAACTATGCACCCGAAGAATTACCAGGTGCTGGAATTGTATATGGAAGTAATGACGAAGTAACTTGGGACATCGTTCATTCGTTTAGTGGAGTAGATTATGGAGGTGTATCGGGAACACTTCGTCCAGTGTTTACAGTTAAGTCTAATACGTCGTATAGTATATTCAGACTTCTCGTGACAAAAAATTATTTAACACGATCCGACCTTAGATGGGCAGGTATGGGTGCGTGGCGTCTCTTCGGCACCCCCGGTCCCACGACCCTCGATAAGGGTTCGTTGTCGTTGACCAGGTCCCTCGATGTTCCCCGCGTTTCGCGGTACGACGTGGATACGGAAACCCCGAGACCCGAGAAGTTGGTGGTGGATTTCGATACCACCGTCAATTCCACACCCACAGATATCTCGGGGCAGGGGAATCATGGGACGTTTAAGGGAACTGCCTCCTACTCCCCAGCGGATAAGGCGTTTGATATAGCTGGTACACCAAATGGTCGATATGCTCCATCGACGAGTGCATTTATAGATGTGGGTGAGAGACTTCCTTTTTCAGGAAATCAGGCACATACAGTTTCTTTATGGTTTCTAAAGAATAATGTGGGATATTCTTACACCCTATTTAATATGTGGAAAGAAAATACTGATTACACTACTTTAGGTAATGGTTCAGGCTTCATGATACTACCAAATGGAAAACTAATGTTTTGGCACTACGGTGGTGATGTAGTATATACCGACCCAATTGGAGATACATCTTATGGTAGTTGGCGACATGTAGTTGCTGTATATACAGGGACAAACGTAGCAGCCCAAAAAGTATATGTAAATGGAATCGAAGCTCCATTTTCGAGTTATGAGTCTGGTACTGGCGCTCAAACCCTTGATATTACACGTGCTAAAATGACAATAGGACAGGATGCATATCGCGGTGACTATTATAATCAAGCTAATACAGAATTTTCTAGGATTAAAGTCTACAACGTCGCCCTCGAACCCTCGGAGGTCAAGAAACTCTACAACCTCGGCCGAACCGGGCGGTCCATGGTCATCAGCGACACGGCCGTCGGTATCGGGAAAGTCCCTGAAGCTCAGTTGGACGTGAGGGGGAACATAAGTTGTGATGGAATTTTAAAACCATACACATGTGCTTTCTCCGCCTATGTATCGTCTGGTGGCAACAGTTCTGCAACCGATAAATTTCCTGCAGATGGTGTTCACTTTAATATCGGAAATTGTTACGATGCGTCAACCTATGAGTTCACCGCCCCAGTTTATGGAATCTATCACATGTCCTGGTCTGCCTACACAAACGAAGCTGCGACCACCACAAGTAGAATATTTGCACATCAAAGTGGTAATCTGATCGAACAAAAGGGTCACACTATCGAAAAGCATGGAAATTCCCTATCACTCACAGTACGTATGCAAGCTGGTGAAACATTTTACTTTAGGGGAACTACGACATATCCAATCTACTATTACGCGGCGGATGGGCACAACAGATTTTCCGGGCATTTAATTTGTGCTTTATAATAATGAACAGACACGCTTGTGTGGTAAAGTTAATACAGGAAACAGGTGTAGAAGGTTGGTCTTGTGGTGAAACGTGGGAATCTATAAAGTTTCCCGAAGGATACGAAAAACCCCCAAAGGAAGAGTTCGAGGCCAAACTTCAAGAGTTGATCGACGCCCAACCCCTCAAGCAACTCCGTGCCGAACGCAACAAACGTCTCACAGAATGTGATTGGGTCACTCTTAAGGCGTACTCAACGGGTACACCCGTTCCCGAAGAGTGGAAGACGTACATGCAAGCCCTCCGTGATCTCCCCTCCACAACCGAAGATCCCGCGAACCCTGTTTGGCCAACTGCCCCGACTTCGTAGAAGTCGTTCCTTTCCTTACAAACCCATACCAAAGGTTTCTAAGGTCTACCGTTCCGAGTGGCGAAGCCACTCGTCCCTTTCCCTCGTATCAAACCTCTTACAAATCTCAAACAAGATTTGTAAGTCGCTCGTATCTAAGTCGGGGAATCTTACAGATTCGTCTCTCAGCTTAAAAATAAACTCTCACTATATTATAAAATGTCTGGTGGTATCGCCCAACTCGTCGCCGTCGGTGCTCAGGATGTGCACCTCGTCGGTCAGCCCGAAGTCAGCTTTTTCCGTTCCACGTACAAGCGTCACACGAACTTCTCCCAAACTGTCGAGCGTCAGGTCATTCAGGGCAACGTCTCGAACAACGGTATGTCCACCATCCGCTTCGAGCGCAAGGGTGACATGCTCAACTACGTCTATCTCATGCCCATCGCGGGTGATGGTCTCTCGGCCAACACATTCACAAACAACTGGACTGATGTGATCTCCAAGGTTGAGCTTCTCATCGGTGGTCAGGTCATTGATGAGCAGGACTCCACCTACTCGACCCTCATCGCCCCCACCCTATCGGCGTTCTCTTCTTCCAAGTCGGTTTCGGCCCAGCTCTATGATGGCCTCACCGCTTCGAAGTTCTACCCTCTCCGCTTCTCCTTCTGTGAGAACTGGCAGTCGGCTCTCCCTCTCATCTCCCTCCAGTACCACGACGTCGAGCTTCGCATCACATGGGGTACTGAGGCTGCTGCGAGCAAGTGGGAGGTGTACGCCAACTATGCGTACCTCGATACCCAGGAGCGTGAGGTGTTCGCGGGGTCTCCCCAGAACATGATCATGACCCAGGTCCAGAAGGCGATCTCCTCGGGTAACAAGATTCAAGAGATGAACTTTAACCACCCCGTGAAGTACCTGGCGGCGGCGGATGCTTCGGCGGTCGGAATGATCAGTGATCCCCAGAACAAGCTCAAGCTTCAGATCAACGGCACGGATGTGGCTGACTATAAGTTCGCTGATCCCAACTTTACCACTGTGCCTCTCTACTACCACACCTCGAATGCCAAGAAGCCGGGACAACCCAACAGTTTATTCTTCTACCCTTTCTGTCTCGATGCGGCTAAGCTTCAGCCCACTGGTTCTCTCAACTTCTCGCGCCTCGACTCGGCGCGTATCATCAACAGCAAGGCTAACTCCGATAAGGACATCTACGCTGTGAACTACAATGTGCTCCGTATCGAGAACGGTATGGCTGGTCTTTTATATTCTAACTAATTAGTAAACAATGTTTTGGAAGGTTGTTTTCCTTCTCGCCATCGTTTTTGTATTGACGTACGATCCCAAATCCAGGACACTCGAAAAGTTTGTTGGTCAGCCCACGCCACCAACACAAAAGTCCTGTGAAAACACGCATTACGAAGCCGTTCAATTTGCACAGACACCCTATGAGTGTCCCACCCCAGGTAAATCTAAAATGGGTGCACTTACTTAAAAGGGAAAATAGTATATAACCTACAAATGATTCAAATGAACCGTGAAAATCTCATGATGCTTGCGACGGCTGTATGTCTCATTGGTATCATTTTCGTGTTTAAGGAACTCAACAGGACAAAGGAAGAGATGAATGGCTTCAGGACATTCTCAGAGCAGCTCGTTCAGCACATGAACAGTCCTGAAATTATGGAAGATGAAGATGAGACAAATCTAGAGAAAATCGAAGAAAAGAAGGAGGAATAAACATATCACTCTATTGTAACTTGCGAATGCGCAATGAAAAAGTACAAAGCTATCGCAGTACCGGTTAGTTTTGCTAACGGGAAACCAAAATTCCTTACGGTGAGAGATCGTCGTTTTAAGGATTGGATTTTTGTCACAGGTGGGTGTCGTCGTCGTGAAATTTTCAATCCACTTCGTTGTGCCCTAAGAGAACTCGAAGAGGAAACGAGGGGTGTTGTCTCCCTCAAGAATGGTGAATATACAGAGTTCAAGTTTACAGTCAAAGAGAGTCCATCAGTTGACCTCGAATATAATGTCTTTATATTCTTCGTTGATTATTCACCTAGTGAGCAACAATCTCAGGTGAAGAAGTTTTACGAGGAAAAGCATAAGACGAATCTAAAAAAGTTGATGAATCAACCCATAAAGAAAACCTTTGATGAGAACGACTTCATGAGCTACGACACACTCGAAGAGTTCAATGTACGAAAGAGGTGGAAACTGATCGTGGATAATGTGATCAAGAATCCTCAATTTTATGCGTGTATAAGTTCTCACAATAGAAAAACCTTCTCTATTAAATAATGAAGTCTAAGGCTTATATTTTAATGCAGATTGAAGAACTTCTGGAAAAGAACCGTGGTCTCTGTGAGGAGGAGATTTCGGAATGGAAAGAACAAAATAAAGATATGACGGTCTATGAATTACTCACCTTTAAGAAACAACTCTCACAATCCCAAGAGTATCGAGATGTGTCGACTATGAGGTGGTTTAGAGAATAGAGCTGTACTTCAAGTATGTTTAAAAGCTGGTGTAATCAAAACGGCTTTCTGAAAAGAGTCCCCAATCCATCACATGTGCTCCTAGACGGCGGTTGTCTGTCTGTGCCATTTGATAGATTGAATACATTTTACGAGAAGTACATAGAGGCAGTTAACAGGGGTGAACACCTTTATGTCGTTGAACAGAAGACTGACACGTATAACTTTTTTGTGGACATCGACTACAAAGATGAGAAACCCCTCGAGATTGGTGAAATTAAGAAGATTTGCAAAGTGATTTGTGATAAAGTGAAGAGATATGGTGGGAAAGAGTGTATCATATCAATCGCACCACCAAAACCGAGTGGAAAACTTGTGAAATCAGGGGTCCATTTGAACTGGCCAAATTTTGTAGTTGATCAGGTATCGGCTCTGGCTCTCCGGGATCACATTCTCCTAGCTCTTTCAGTTTTAAACAGTTCTACCGATTGGAATGAAATCATTGATCTAGCTGTGTATGGGAGCGCCATTCGAAAAACAAAGGGGAGTGGTTTTAGAATGCCATGGTCATACAAACGAGATAAACATAACGCTTGTGGTGGTCAAGGATGTAAAGATTGTGAAAATGGGAAAGTTGATCAGGTTGCATATCTCCCAGTATTTCGATATGTCAATGGACCTCTGAGTACAATCATACAGATTGATCAAAAACCAAACTTGGAGATTCTCAAAATGTCTGCAGTTCGCACAGATATGGCCCAAACAACACATGTCGAGCCTCCATCGGTCGTGGTGAAGGAAGGTACATTCACGAACGAACAGACCAAGGATGAAGTCCGCGACGAGGAGACAAAAGAACTCATACAGAGATATGTTCAAAAACATCTCGAAGGTCAACAAAACTCTTACATCACAAAACTTTTCAAACATAAACAAACTTTCCTAGTCTCAACAAATTCAAAGTATTGTGAAAACCTCAAGCGTGAGCATGGATCCAATCATGTTTGGTTTATCATCAGTGGAAATGAGATCATTCAGAAATGCTTTTGTCGCTGTGAGACACTTTGGGGTCGCCGAGATGGCTTCTGTAAAGATTTTTGTGGGCGTAGACACCTTCTTACTCCAGATATTACCGACAAACTGTATCCCAAAAAGGAGCAACTCAAGTATTGCCCAGAGATTAAGAAGCGTGTTGAGAAGTCTCCTATAGAATATGGAGGTGTCAAGAAGCCGCTAGAGACGTTCATAACACAGAATATGAAAGCTCCAGGGGGAACTCGAGTGGTTAAAATCGAACAAAGTAAAACACAATTCGTGGCTCTGACGACATCCACTTATTGTGAGACGATTCGAGGTGTACACGAAGGTGTTTCGATGTCCTATATCATCAAGGGAAAGGAGATTCGTCAAAAGTGTCCAAAGTGTAAAAAGAATCTATCTAGAACAC